GCGCGATCAGGTCGACCGCGCGATGGAGCGCACGAACCGCGAGGCGGCGCCGGCCCGGCCGCTCACGCGTGAGGGTCGACGCTCGATCCTCGAAGGGCTGCGTGGGTTCGGTCGCCTGCCGGCCGACCCGAGGGCATGGGCCTACGCGCTGCAGGAACGGCACCGGGCCGGGGAGAAACTCACCGAGGCCGAGGTCCGCGCCTACCGCGCCGCGCTGCCGCACCGCCCTTCCCACGACTTCGACGAGGAGAACCGCGCATGAACGACCACCCGAAGGATTGGGATTCGCGCCCGAAGCTGCACCTCGCGTCGGTGCACTACGTGCTCTCGCTGACGTTCGACCGCGAGGGGGCGCCGGCCAGCTTCATCGGCTTCCAGGTCAAGCCCACGCCCGCGGTCATCGTCGATGGCCCGCCGATGACCCGCGAGGAGGTCATCGAGGTGCTGTCGACCACGTTCCCCACCAGCCTGTTCCCGATCCTGATGGTCGACATCATCATGGCCGCGATCGGCGGTGTGCAGCAGCGCACGTTGGTCAACCCCGAGGCGCTGCCATGAGCCGCACCGCGCATCAGCTCCCGACCTTCGACGTGGGCGCGATGGCGGTGCCCGAGAACGCCGTGCGGTTCACGATCCGCGGCGAGGCCGCGAGCAAGGCGAACTCGCGCGAGCTGGTGACGGTCGGCCCGAAGGACAACCGCCGCACGCTGTTCCGCAAGTCGGACAAGGCGATCGCCTTCGAGGCCGCGGCCCTGCTGCAGATCCCGGTCGAGGCGCGGCGCATGTACGTCGGATGGGTCGGCGTCGAGATGCGCATGTTCTACGCCTCGCTGCTGCCCGACCTCGACGAGTCGATCGTGCTCGACGTGATGCAGGCCCGCTTCGCGCCGGCACCGAAGGAACGCAAGGGCAACCGGGTGCTGCTGCGGGCCGGCGTGTACCTCAACGACCGGCAGGTCTGGCACAAGCGCGTGACCCGCGGGCACGACCCGATCAGCCCACGCATCGAGATCGCGGTGTGGCCCCTGCTGCCGGAGCTGATCGCATGAGCCGCGACCCGTTCGTGATCGACGGGCCTACGTGCCTGAGCTTCTCCGGCGGGCGCACGAGCGCCTACATGCTGTGGCGCACCCTGCAGGCGAACGGCGGCCTGCCGGCCGAGGCGATCGTGAGCTTCCAGAACACGGGCAAGGAACGCGAGGAGACCCTGCGCTTCGTCGAGGAGTGCTCGCAGCGCTGGAGCGTGCCAATCGTGTGGCTGGAGTACCGCGGCACCGAGGCGAAGTTCGAACTTGTGACCTTCGAGACCGCGAGCCGCGAGGGTGAGCCCTTCGAGGCGCTCATCCGCAAGCGGCAGTACCTGCCCAACCCGGTGAAGCGCTTCTGCACGGTCGAGCTAAAGGTCCGCACGTCGCATCGTTACCTCCGCTCGATCGGCTGGACCGAGTGGGAGTCGTGGATCGGCATCCGCGCGGACGAGGCGAGGCGCTTCGCTCGAATCGGGAATCAGGATTACGGAAAGCACGAGACCCGTGACGCACCGCTCGCGCGGGCTGGCGTGACGAAGGCCGACATCGTCGCCTTCTGGCGTGCGCAGCCGTTCGACCTCGGCTTGCCGTGCCACAACGGCGAGACCCCCTGGGGCAATTGCGACCTTTGCTTCCTGAAGAACCCGAGCAAGGTCGCAAGCCTCATCGCCGAGGAGCCGCAGCGCGCCGTGTGGTGGGCCCGCATGGAGGCGATGGGGCTGGCGAGCAAGCCGAACGGCTTCCTGTTCCGCATCGACCGCCCGAGTTACGCCGACATGCTGCAGTTCGCGCACGACCAGCGTCCGCTGTTCGCAGACGGGCAAGAAGACATCGAGTGCTTCTGCGGCGATTGACCACCACGAGGAGACCACCATGCCAAACACGACCACGAAGAACGGCGACCCGATCACCTTCGCGTACCAGCTCAAGTCCGAGGAGGGCGTCGAGCATCAGGCGTACCCGGACCCGCTCACGAACGGCCCGCCGTGGACCATCGGCGTGGGCCACACCGGGCCCGAGGTGAAGCCCGGCCTCGTGTGGACCGATGAGCAGATCGACGAGGCGCTGGCGAAGGACATCGAGAAGCACAACCGCGGCGTGCTGCGCGAGTTGCCGTGGGTCACGTCGATGAACGAACCGCGGCAGGCCGTCGTCTTCGGCATGGCCTTCCAGATGGGCGTCGACGGCCTGCTCGGCTTCCGCAACACGCTGGCGAAGATGCAGAAGCGCGACTACTACGGCGCCGCGCACGGCATGCGGCAGTCCAAATGGTTCAAGCAAACCAGCGCACGCGCCGAGCGCATGGCAAAGCAGATGGAGACCGGCGAGTGGCACCTGAAGCCGGGCTTCTGAGGAGACGACCATGAAACCGAAATTCACGAACCTGGGCAAAGACGACGTGGCCGTGGGCGTGACCCGCACCGGCGGATGGGTCGTCACGCTGCTGCCCTACGTGCCCGCGCTGACGTGCATCGCCAGCGAGTTCGTCACCATGTCGACGGGCCTCTCGACCGCCGATAAGGTGCGGCGCGTGCTCACCCTGCTGCTGCAGGTCGTCTCGCTGTTCACGGGCCGCAAGCCCGACCCGCGCGAGCCGCGCCACACCGCGCGCCTGGTCGGCGAGTCGACCATCTCGCCGCCGCCTTCGACCGACCTCGTGCGCATGCGCATCGCCAACGACGGGACCGAAGACCTGGAGGTCGTTCTCGGCGAGGCCCACGCGACCGACGTGCTCAAGGCCGGAACCGTGAAAGACTTCGTCGCGCCCGAGTGGATCGAGGTGCGGCCCACTCAACCCGCGGACCTCTGACCATGCGCCGTGCTGCCCTCGACGACCTCGCCAAGCCCTCCGGCGTGCTGGCCGAGTTCAAGGCCCTGAGCCTGCTGGTTCCCTACGCCCACAACGCGCGAACGCACACCCCGCGACAGGTCGACCAGATCAAGGCCCTGATGGTCGAGCACGGCTGGACGAACCCGGTGCTGGCCGATGACGTGGGCATCATCGCCGGCCACGGTCGCGTGCTCGCTGCTGCTGCCCTCTACGCCGAAGGCCGGCGCATCAAGCTGCCCGGCGGCGACCTGCTGCCCGAGGGCACGGTGCCGGTCATCGACTGCACGGGTTGGACGGAGACGCAGCGCCGCGCCTACATCCTCGCGGACAACCAGAGCGCGCTCAACGCCGGCTGGGACACGGCCACGCTCAAGTCCGAGCTGGGCATGCTGGAGGATGCCGGCTTCGAGCTGGAGCTGCTCGGGTTCGCGCCGCGTGAACTGCGCGACCTGCTCGCCGACGATGACGAGGACTCGCCCGACCTCGACAGCGCACCGGCCACGCCGAAGCGGCCCGTCACGCGCCTGGGCGACGTGTGGGTGCTCGGCAGGCACCGGGTCATGTGCGGCGACTCGACGGTGCCCGGCGACGTGGCCCTGCTGATGGCCGGCAAGACCGCGGGCCTCATGCACGCCGATCCGCCCTACGGCATGGGCAAGGAGGCCGACGGCGTGGTCAACGACAACCTGTACCGCGCCAAGCTCGACGCGTTTCAGCTCCGGTGGTGGCAAGCCTTCCGGCCGTGGCTGGCAAGCAACGCGAGCGCCTTCGTGTGGGGTAACGCGCCCGACCTGTGGCGCCTGTGGTACGTGGCCGGCCTCGGCGAGACCGAGCGGTTCGAACTGCGCAACGAGATCGTGTGGGACAAGAAGTCCATCGCCGGCATGGCCTCGCCCGACCTCACGCAGTTCCCCGAGGCGAGCGAGCGGTGCCTGTTCTTCCAGTTCGGTCAGCAGTTCATCGGGAACGTGAACGTGGAGGACTTCCCCGAGGCGTGGGAGCCGCTGCGCGCCTACTTCGAGGCCGAGGCAAAGGCGGCGGGCATCGTGCCCGCGGACATCCAGCGCGTGTGCGGCTGCGGCATGTTCAGCCACTGGTTCACGCGTGCGCAGTACACCCTGATGCCGGAGCGCCACCACGCCACGCTCGCGGCTGCATACCCGGGCCGCTTCACTCGTCCGTGGGCCACGCTGAAGGCCGAGTGGGACCGCGTGAAGGGAAGCGCACGCGCCCGCCTCCACAACAAGGTCGAGGGCACCCGCAGCTACTTCGACAACGCGCACGACGTGATGCGCGACGTGTGGGAGTTCCCGCGCGTGAGCGGTGACGAGCGCCACGGCCACGCCACACCGAAGCCGGTGGCGATGATGCAGCGCGCGCTGCTGTCGGCCCTGCCGCTCGATGGCCTGTGCGTCGAGCCCTTCGGTGGCTCGGGCTCAACGCTCATCGCGGCCGAGTCGGTGGACCGTCGCTGCTACACCATGGAGCTGCAGCCCGAGTTCTGCGATGTCATCGTGCAACGCTGGCAGGCGCTCACGCTGCAGGAAGCCACGCTCGAAGCCAGCGGCTCGACCTTCGACAACATCGCGGCCGAGCGTCGCACCACGGTGCATGCCTGACATGCCAAGCCCATGCCCAACGATCCGTTCTACTACTCGGCCCCGTGGCGTGAGCTGCGGGCGAAAGCGCTGCGCAATGCAGGCGGTGTGTGCCAGTGGTGCCACCGCTCGGTGCGAAGGCCCGGCGCTGCCCGCGTCGACCACATCCAGACCCGGAGGGACTTCCCCGCGCTGGCCCTGGTCCTCTCCAACCTGCGCGTCCTCTGCGTCGACTGCGACGGCAAGCGACACGCCGACAAGGGCGGGCGCGTGCACGACGGCGCCGACGCAAACGGATGGCCTTCTTCCCCAGGCCACCACTGGAATAAAAAATCGGGGGAATAACCCCCAGGGGGGGGAGGTCACTGCAGCAGGCTCGACTTTCCCGCCGGCCCCTGAAGGTCTACTCGCAGCGGCGCGAAATGCCGAACGTTTCGGTTTACTGTTGAACGGAGCGAACGATGGCGACCACCGGCCGCAAGCCTAAGCCCCTCGCGCTGCACGTCATCGAGGGCAACCTCAAAAAGATGCCGAAGGAGCGCCGGGAGAAGCACGAAAACAGCCCTCAGCCGTCGCTCGGGTTGAGGGCGCCTCCTGCCAAGTTCAGCGCCGATCACCTCGCGGTCTGGTCCCGGTTGATCGAGGACTGCGCGCCTGGTCTGCTGGCGCGCTCGGACTACGACACGTTCGTCAACTACGTGAACCTCGTGGTGGCGCGCGACAAAGCGATGGCGCTCTACATCGAGACGGGGATGCAGGTACTCGTGAAGTCGAACGATTCGAACAACCGCATGCTGTCGAACCCGCTGATGCGGGAGCTTCGCCGGATCAACGACCAGATGCGCCCGCTGCTGGTCGAACTCGGCCTCACGCCGATGTCGCGCTCGCGCATCACCGTGCAGAAGCCCGTCGAGGAGGGGGACGAGCTTGACCGCTTCCTCAACCCTTCGTCGCGCTGAAGCCGCGAAGGCGACAGCACCGGCACCGAAGGCGCGCCGCTACCGCGACCCGACGAGCGTCTACGCGCAGCACGTCGTCTCCGGGAAGATCATGGCCGGGCCGCATGTGCGCGCGTCCTGCAAGCGCCACCTCGACGACCGCGAGCACGCTGCGGCCCGCGGCTACGTGTTCGACGTGGGGCTCGCGCAGCGCGCGATGGATTTCTTCCCCGAGGTGCTGCGCCTGAACGCGGGCGAGTTCGAAGGCATGCCCTTCCACCTCTCACCGTGGGAGGTGTTCATCGTCGGCTCGCTGTTCGGCTGGCGCGCGGCCGACGGCTCGCGGCGCTTCCGGGTCTGCTACATCGAGACGGGCAAGGGCTCGGGCAAGTCGCCGCTTGCTGCCGGCATCGGCCTCCTGATGATGGTGGCCGACGGCGAGGCGCGCAGCGAGGTGTACGCCGCCGCCTCGAAGAAGGATCAAGCCATGGTCCTGTTCCGTGACGCGGTGGCGATGGTGAAGCAGTCGCCCGCGCTGTCGAAGCGGGTGCGGCTGATCGGTGGCGTGCAGCCGTGGAATATGGTCTTCCGCGACTCGTTCTTCAAGCCTATCGCGGCCGACGATAAGCAGAGCGGCCCGCGGCCCCACTGTGGGCTGATCGACGAGATGCACGAGCACAAGGACGACACCGTGGTCGAGATGATGCGCGCGGGCTTCAAGGGCCGGCGCTCGCCGCTCATGTTCATGATTACGAACGCGGGCGTGGACCGGCAGTCGGTGTGCTGGAGGTATCACGACCGCGCGATCAAAATCGCCGAGCGCATGCTGGAGGACGACCGGTTCTTCTCCTACGTGTGCGCGCTGGACCGCGGCGAGGATCCGCTGCACGACGAGCGGTGCTGGCCGAAGACGAACCCTAACCTGGGCGTGTCCATCCGCGAGGACTACCTGCGAGATCAGGTACTGGAGGCGCGGCAGATGCCCGGCAAGGAGTCGGTCGTGCGCCGGCTGCACTTCTGCGAGTGGGTCGACGCCTCCTCGCCGTGGATCAGCGGCGATGCGTGGCGCGCGTGCGTGCGCAAGCCGGAGACGCCGTTCGTCACGCGGTTCGCGGGCGCGCGGGTCACGCTGGCGGTCGACCTGTCGACGACGACCGACCTCACGGCGCTCGCCATGGTCGTCGAGATTGACGGCCACCTGTTCGCCGCGGTGGAGTTCTTCACCCCGGGCGACACGATGCGTGCGCGCGGCGAGCGCGATGGCGTTGACTACATGCTGTGGGTCCGGCAGGGCCACATCCATGCCGTGCCCGGCTCGACGCTGGAGTACGGGCCGGTGGCCGCGCGCATCGCCGAGCTGGCCGAGGTGTTCGACGTGGCCGAGCTGGTGTTCGACCGCTACCGCATGTCGTACCTCAAGCGCGAGCTGGAGGACATCGGTGTGATGCTCTCGCTCACCGAACACCCGCAGACCTTCGTCAAGCCCCGCACCTCGGCGCTGTGGATGCCGCAGTCGATCAACGAGTTGGAGGGCGCCCTCATGCGGGGCGAGATTGAGATCGACGACAACCCGTGCCTCACATGGGCGGCGGCGAGCGCCGTGTGCGAGACGGACCTGCACCAGTCGCGGATCTTCTCTAAGCGCAAGGCGACCGGGCGGATCGACGGGCTCGTGGCGCTGACGATGGCGGTCGGCGCTCGGCGCGCGCCGACGCTGGTCAACGTAGGCTCGATGATCGCCTGAGGCCGCGCTCGGGGTCTCGACGCCGAGCGCGAAAGGGCTTGACAAGCGCGCGCCCTTCGCCGTCGCGATTGATTCCTTGCCGAACCCGGCCTACACTGCCGGCCATGACGAACCGCAGCCGACCGCCGCAAGGCGTGCGCAGGTCCGTTCCACCTCTGCAACCCGAGCGACGGTTCACCGGCTCGGCACCACAGCGACAAGCCCCAGGGCTTCCGCTGAAGGATGCCGACCGTGGCCGGACTTGACGCCCCTGACCTGATCCGCGTTGAGAAGCGCGGCGGGCTTCCCGTCCCCTCGACGGGCGCGCAGGGTGGTGCCACCACCTCCAGCGACCTCATCCGTTTCCGCATCAGCTCCGAGGCCGTCGACTACTACGGCGATGTCGTGGTGCAGGCCGGGCTGGAGTTCCCGCCGAAGGTGCCGGCCGTGGCCGACCATGTGAAGCAGCTCGACGCCGCCGTCGGCGAGTGGGTCAACATCGAGCGCGGCATCGGCGAGACCTTCGCCTCTCTGCGCCTGCTGCCCCCGGGCGCCTCGCGCATGGCCGACCTCGTGCGCGCGCTCCACGCCGGCGGGTTCCCGATCGCCTCCTCGGTGAACTTCGACATCGCGCCGAAGGACATCGAGCCGATCACCCGCACGGGCCCGGACGGCAAGCCGCAGCGCGGCAACCGCTACCGCAAAGGCAAGGTCACCGAGGTGACCCTCACACAGTTCCCCGCGAATCCTCAAGCGGTCGCCGTCGCGCGCTCGCTCGGGTTCAACGACGCCGAGGTGGCCGCGCTGTCGCGCCCCGTGCCCCCGCCGGCATCCATCGCCCGCACCACCACGGCTGTCGCCGGTGCGAATGCTCGGACCACCACCATGACACTCGCTGAAATGATCGCCGCCGCCCAGGCGGCACACGAGGCCGCGCTCGCCACCCAGGCCACGGCCATCACCGCGCTCGAATCCGACGCCGGGGACACGAACCTCCAGGCCGTCCAGCGCGCCACCGCCGAGGCCGACTCGCTGTTCGCGCGCCTCACCACGCTGCGCGCTGCGGAAACCGCCGCCACGCGCCGCGCCGCCGCTGCGCCGGCCGCCGCCGCCGCGCCCGCTGCCCAGGCCGCCGTCTCGCGCGCCGTCGCCACCGTCGCCGCGCCGGCCGTCATCGCCCGTCGTGGCGAGGCCGAGCAGCGGCCTGCCGGCACGCTGCTCGCGCAAATGACCCTCGCCACCCACATCGCGCGTTCGCGCGGCTGCGGCGTGGACCAAGTCGCCTCCGAGCTGTTCGCGCAGGAGCGCGAGGTGATCGCCGTCGCGCGCTCGCTGGTCGGCTCGGCCGACACCACGACCGTCGGGTGGGCCGCGGAGCTGGTGCGCAGCGAGGCGAAGGCCCTGCTGGACGCCGCCGCGGGACCGAACTCGATCTGGCCGACGCTGGCCCGCCAGGGTCAGTCCATGACCTTCGGCGGTGCGCAGTCGATCCTCATCCCGCAGACCAACATCGGCGTGAGCACGGGCGCCACCGCGTGGGTCGGCGAGGCCGGCACCATCCCGGTGGTGAAGGGCGCCATCACCGGCAAGCGGCTCTGGAAGTACAAGCTCGCCGGCATCATCCCGATCACGAAGGAGCTGGAGCGCGCGAGCGACCCGGCCGCGGTCGCGGTCATGCGCGAGATGCTCCGGCAGTTCCTCTCGAACCTGCTGGACACCTCGATGCTCGACGCGAGTGCCGAGGTGGTGGGCGTGCGCCCGGCCGGCCTGCTGAACGGAGTGGTCGCCATCCCGGGCGCGGCCGGCGGCGGGTACAACGCGTTCCACGCCGACCTCGATGCGATCAACTCGGCGTTCACGGCCGCGGGCGTGGGCTCGAAGCCGGTGATTCTGGTCCCGCAGTCGAAGCTGTTCACCCTGCGCACGATGACGAACGCCCTCGGGCAGTTCATTTTCCCGAA